GTCAATCTCTCTGCCTGTAAATGCACTTTGATCGGTTCCAGCAATACCGGTAAAGAAAGTAGCCATTCCAAAAACTTCTGGAGCCTTAATTCTTATTTCAGCCTCTTGTCTGGTCTTACTTGTGCCGTTAAAGGTCGCTGAAATAAAAGCCTCAATGTCTTTAGCTGTAACAAAATCATTCTTTTTTCCAGAATTACCGCCCTCTTTGGACTTATTCTGCTCCTCTCTGAGCTCAATAATCTGCTCACGATACTTCAAAAGAGTCTGGTTGATTCCCAAAATCTCCTTGTCAACATCTTTTTCGCTCATAGTATTGATCGTCTTTTCCAAACTATCAATCTTGGCGGTTAGGTCGCTCAAACCTTTCTGCTCTTTTACCTCTACCAACTCCTGCTTAAAGCCTTCAATTTGGTCTTTTAGCAGGGCTAAGGCTTTTAATTCATCTTCTCCCATTTCAATTTTTTGTTAATGTGATTAATTCATTCAGTAGATCTAATCTTTTTTGAGTGGATTTCTCCGGCTCTCTTTCCGAGGTGACATAGTTGCCGGCTTCGAATAATGTGGGCGTGGCGCTGTTAGATCCTTCCATAACCATGCTACCTTCTTTGTAGATTTTTGCTTCTTTTACAGCCCAAAAATAGCCGTTTTTAATTACTTCATTCTTATTTGCAATACTATTTATATACTTCTCGTATGTTTTCCTCTCCTCAACAAGATCTTTGCTATCTGAATTGACGGCTAATGTTATTCTGACGTATTCCATCCTTACAGAGTGTTGCACCTTTCTGCGGTTACGATATGCCTTAAATCCAATCTCGTTTGAATCCTCTGTCATGGTCGCTTCAAAAACCAATGCCTCTGTCTCACCTTCATAATCTAAGCCTAAGTCTTTCCATGGTATAATCTTAACCATAGGAATAACATCCTCTGGGTATGCTATAACCTGACCTATTTTATAGTCATGGTTTAAGATCAATGCTGGCCTCACTCCGTCACTAATAGACTTGTTCCAGATTCCATTTAGGTGAACATCTTCGTGTGAATCAAAAAATAATGTTGTGTTTATAACTGGAAAAACTTTATCGCCAAACTCCAATTTAACAACCTCCCCCTCGGCCTTGCTTGAATTCATTTTAATTCCTAGCCCTGCCATACTTGGAACTCCATCAGCATTTTTAATGGCTGACTTTTTGGCCTGTAGGATCTTACTAGCCTTTCCTTTCATGGCCGTAAACATTTCCTCGTAAGTATTGAAATCTTGGCCTAAAACTTTACAATGTATCATTTGATTACCTCCCCTTTTTTAAGATTGTTGATCTTCTCCTGTATCGACTGTTTCAGCTTCTGGCTCAAACCCTCCTGCTGGAGGCTGTTCTTGAGTTGCTGGATTTGAACTTGATTTTTCATAATCGAATTTTTTAAACTTTAAATCTACAAATGAAAGAGCTTCTTTCTGATCGACTCCCAACTCCAAAAGAGATTTTAAGTTAGCCAACTTCTTAGCCTTGGTCTCCTCTCTCTCTTTTTCCATAACCTGTACGAATGGCAGGTGATCCCAACTCATAACAATTTCACCAACAAGCCCAAAAAAGTCTGTAATCCCTTGGGCTAACTCTTGACCTTTTGGATCAAGGCAGTAGGCTATATGACTAGATCTTGCCTTTTCTTGATTCTCATAAGTAGAGCTTTGGTTTGCCTCTAGCACATCTCTTGGTATGTTATACATTCCACCAATTATCGCATAGTCTGCTAAATAACTTTGGCTTAACTCCATGTTTTTCATGTTCTCTACAAAACGTCTAATCTCGACCATAGATTTAACTGCATGGATATTCTTTTCTCCGTCCTCTATTTTCGTTTCGATGTCGTCTTTTTCTTTTTCTCCGAGCATCCTTTTAGTCACGTCCATTGCATCGGTTCTACCAGCAACAATAAATTTTCCAGAAAACTTTGTATTGATGTTCTTTGATTTTAAACCCTCCTCAGAATTTAAAATTACTTTGTAGAGTGAATCCAATCGGCTAAATCCGTTAATGTCCTTAACTGGACTATTGGTAAGATCCATGAACTGCATCAAGTCTTTGAAAGGCAATTTTATATTTTTACCGTTTTGCTGGCAATAAGTTATTTGTATTTCCTGCATCTCTTCCCAACTGGAGCTAGACAAAATTAAACCCTGTTCTCTTAAGTTCATTGGAAAGTCCATCTCGAAAGGATTCAAAACAAACATCTTTGTCGTGTCTGAAAAATTTTTGTCCCTTACGTAGATCCAAGAATTGCCCATCATGTTCCAGAACATCCAATCCCAAAGAAACTGCCGAATATTATCTTGGTAATTAGGCTTTCTTAGAACTCTAGCGACGTCTTCGGGCATCTCCCTTTCCTTATCCTTCTCATAGTAATAAAACTTGCCTAGGCTAAACATATCGCATTGCAGGGCAATTACCTTAATCATTGCTGGGTTGGCAATTACAAGCTCCAGAACCTTCTGCATTTTCATTCTGCTGAATGATGCTCCCCCTAAAATGTCATAGCTGAAATAATTGTAGTTCTTATTGAACCCGAAAATTGAAGATAAGCCCTTTAGTAAATCCACGTTGATAGCTTTTTTTTTACTAATGTAAAGCTTTTATGCCATTTTAATAACGCCTTCTATCTGCAAAAAAGTTGCGACATACCTAGCAGGATCAATTGTATGATTATCTACATCCATAGGATCTTCCAAAACTAGCCCATATCTGTCATTTTTGTAACTGTAATTTTCCTGTTCGTACTTAACATTCTTGCTGTCCGAAGTGTAATAAACATTTAAGTTTTGCAGCAAATCAATTCCATCTTTGATGCTTCCAGGTGGTTTGTGGGCTGAAAGCGCATCATCGTAACCGCACTGCCTTAAGGCTATAATCTTGAGCTTTCTATTTGGATCACAAATCACATATCTGTCTAAAGGGATTCCCAACTTTTTAAAAAGCCATATTACCAACCCCTCATCTTCCAGATCAATCTGGGCTCTTTCCGTATCTGTTAACTTTCTGCGGATCTCATTTTCTGAATCATAATTGAGCTCCCGAATATATAACCCTCCGTCATAGTACTTGCATTCAATGATTCCAAACGGGTCGGACTTGCCCCAATCCACACCGTAAATGCTTTCGACTTCCAAATCGTAGAAATCTTGCAGGGAAATTTCCTTCCATCTAAAAATTCTGTTAGGCTTCTCGGCCTTTAATCCCAATCCGTAAACGCTCCAGTTGTAATTGTCTGCGCTCTGCTTCTTTTCATTCTCTTGGCATCTAGTTAATTCTGCCAAATCTTTGCTGTCAAGGGCTTTCTCGTTTTTAATATAGTCATATATAGTCGCCTCGCTTTCGGTTAGCTCTTGACTCTCCACGGCCTTGCACATCTTGATAGGTTGATAGCTTAGGATCTTGAGCCTTTGCTCTCTTGGACAAAATATGTTGTCTGCAAAGGTGGAATGAATGACTAGAGTTCTTTTGTCCTTTTTCAACTGATCCACCCAATGAGCTTTTTTAGGGTTCCAATCAATTATAATTTGTCCTGTGGTTCTCTGGTCTATCTGGTCAAAGGTTCCTTTCGAAATTTGATACGGTTCATTTAACCAAGCAATATCGCCATTGTAACCCATCACTTTTTTTTCATCGTCAGTTCCGGTAATCTCAATTACAGAACCCGTATTTAAAAAATGATACAATCCTTTTGATTCCTTAAACCTACAATATTGAGCAAATGGCAGATAAGGATAAATTTGACCCATGTCATAACCTACTGTGTCTTTGCAATCTTTCTTGGTATCTCTCCAGACTGATATTCTTTTGCTCTTGTTCTTGATTCCGAACATATACAGCGACTGGATTATTGAATAGGTTTTTGAACTCCTAGAACTGCCTTCGTGAATAATGTATTTGTACTTTCTGATCTTCTGCCCATTCTCGTCAATCAAGATTTCGCCATCCTCTCCCAACTCAAACAGGTTCATGGCCTCCCACTGCCTCTCAAATACTCCCGTTGCGTTTATCTCCATTCCAAATATTATTCTGCTTTTTTTAATAATTACAAAATCCTTTTTAAAAACCTAGCACGTGGAGACCAGCACTTGCCAAATAAAATATTGAATTTCTGCTTTTTACTTCTTTATGTTGATTGTAATCTCTAGATCTTCCGGTATCTCCAGATCAATTGTCTGCATGCTTAGCGCTCTCTGCTCCTCTTTTGTTGCAATCAACTTATACAAACCCATCTGTAAGGCTGAATTATCGCTTATACTCCACTTTTTCCGCATTGTATTCTTGGTTATAACCCTGTTCAACTCCAATGCCTCTTTTATAGTGTCCATCTCGTTCAACTTATGGTTATAGTACGTTCCTTTTCCTATACCTAAATATGCAATGACGTCTTCGTGAAAAAATAGGTTTTTTTCCTTGATTAACTTGATTGCTTTTATCTCCAATGATTTTGTGCTATAGTCCATTTTTATCCTCCATTCTTTGTTTAAACTCTCTCTCTGCCTGCTTTCTTTTTCTAAACTGCCTCTCTGTCTCCAGACCCATGTCTTTGCACTTCTGCTCCCAGCTTTTGCTCTTTCTACTTAAAAACTCTTCTGTAGCACTTCCATATTTTGCCAAGCCATTTACATAACATCTTGGTTTTTCAAATATTCTTAACTGATCTCCCATAATTAAACACCTTTTCTTGGTGACCTCATTTTGATGTAATTCTTGTTCATTTGCCTTTGCACAATCTTATCGCCCCATTTCTTTCGCAGGATCTGGTATGCCTCTAGCTCGCTCTCTTCTGTTCTATACGCAACGCACCCCCCTTCGTTTGTAAGGTGGATCACATCGATGCCATATTTTAAACATCTCAACACACCCCCATATTTCGCTATGTGTTGCATCGAATAATCGTAATCCTCTTTTACTCTTAACCTTTCATCAAATCTAAGCGGGTTTTTTATTATCCCTATAATATTTGCCACAGCTATTGATTGGGTACTAAACGGTGAATATTCTCGGTAAAATTTATAATCGCTGGCCATTGAAAAGCCCCACGCTTTAAATCCCCACTCGGAACACAAAAGGAACTGGTCTGCTACTATTCTAGATATTCTTTCTGGGTCAATAAAAGTCGTCATTTTACCTGCTTCGAATAAATGAAAGCTCAACGCATCATCATCGACTTGCACCTGCCATTCATCCTTTACGTTTTCCAGGATCCAATTCCTTGTTTTGGTAATTCCTTTCACTGAATCCGGCACTCCTAAAACTTGTTCGTGGAACTCCAGATAAGAACTTTTTTCGCTTTCTGGGCAGACAATTATTGCTTCTGGAAAAAGCTTGTGAGTAGTAACCTTTCCTGCTCTGCCTTTACTCGGTATATAAACCTTAAACATTGTCTAGCTTTTTAATTAAATCAAGCAAAACCCTTCCGTCTTTTACCCTTCCAATTCCTTTCTGCTGGTAGGTTTCTGTAAACCCTGCCTTTGCAACCGTGACCACATTAAAGAACTCTTTTATTACCTGCCAGTCTAGCTGATTCTTAAAAGTGAAAACAAGATAATTATGCTCCTCTAATATTTCCTGAGTTATCTCAATTTCTGGATTCGTGACAGCCTGAGCCTTTAGCTTTTCATTCTCTTCAATATCAACACCCCACTGCTTAAGTTCCTCAACACCCCAATTGTCTTTTAATAGGGCTGTATCCCAATCTCCAGCGCTTACGTTGTCTTTTATGATAAATTCCTGTTGCTCCTCTTCTGTAAGGTCGTCGGCAAATACAACTGGTATTTCCTTCATTCCAATTTCCTTGCATGCCTTGAACCTCTTGTCACCGCCTAAAATCATGTACTCAGAATTCAGCACGATCGGCCGAATCTCTAGCATTTTTGGAAACCTCTTTATAGATTCAATCAGTTCTTTGAACTCTGAATCCTTTTTAACTCTTGGGTTTTTTGGGTTAATCTTAACCTTTCCAGTTTTTACCTTTATCCACTTCATACCAAATATTTGTTTGTTCAATTTATACAGAAAAAGAGCTACCGCAAAACAGTAGCCCCTATCTGGGTGATTCTCAACTTTAATATTCTAATTGTTTGGGAACTTGATTCTTGTTGCCGGTAAGAAACTAGAATAATGAATCAGCAATGTATTTATTCCATCTGGCTCCCTTGCCCTTTCTTCCATGTTCTCGGTCATCCTAAAATTATACCCTCCTAACTCTTCCATGAATACAACTTTTACAAAAGGACTAATCGGGTCATTGTTTCTCGCCCTTGCATCCATCCTGTGAAAATCCACATCATTTGTCTGCCCTTTTCTATCGTGAATTTGCAAGTCAGCCATTCCTAAACTTCGTCCCTCAGAGTCTTTTCCCTCCTCATATATGACTGATATAATAGGGTAATTTACGTTTATTTGGGATTCTGTTTCAGATCCCTTTTTCTGTGCATTCGCATCCTTCGAAAGTATTAAACTCAGGGTAAATGCCAAAAAGGCAAAAGCGAATAATAATACAAGTTTTCTCATTTGATTTTATCTTTAACTAGTTGAACTTTTTTCAATGTTTCTGCCTCTTTTTCGGCTGCTTCGGCTTTTATTTTGTAAGCCTTAACTTGATTTTCTGCAACGGCAACCCTCCAGTCTTTATTGCTCTTAAAGAGCCCTCCCATAAATGGGCTATGCCTTTTCAGCCACGCCGGGTGCTCCGCTGGCTCTGCAAATTTTGATTGATACCTTTTTGCAGGACTAATTACCTGCGAACACCCAGCTAAAATAATAATCAGCATAATAATCATAAGTGCGATAATTCCTAATTGTAACTTTTTCATGTCTTAAAATTTTAATATTGTTTGGTTTGGATTAAATGGTATTTGATAATTTTCATTTTCAGGATCATCTGGGTCTCCTAATAATTTCCAGTTCCAATTGATATAAGATAAACAGGTAGGCTCTGAGTCTTTGTATATCCATTCCTTTGGATATTCACCGTCTCCAATCTTATAACATAAAGATCTTAACAATATGTTGCACTGCTTCTCTCCCTCTGGGTCTGGATTGCAATTTTTACACTGCATACAAAACTTTTCGGTAAACCAGATTCCTTCGCTTCCATTGCTTGGTTGGTAAGATTCTGGTTTTGCTGTAGGATCTGAATTTTTTGGTAACATTTTTTAAAGGGGGTTTTTAGGCCCCCGATTAAATTAAAGCTTTTCGATTTCTCCCTTCGCCCATTTCTTAAACCCTTCAAATTTTTTCAGGATCTCAGAACTTAGCTCATTTTCAACTGGAGCATTTTCAAGGGTCATGCCCTCAATCCAGGCTTGGAGTTGCTTCTTGACTGGTGCTTTTGCCAATTTTTCAGCATCCTTTTTGTCCTTGGCTTCTTTTTCCTTCCGGTCATTCTCAATTCCTTGCAACCTGACTCTCTCTGCTCGCTCTTCACTTTCCTTTGTAGCCTGCAAACGTAACCATTCAGTTTTTTTGTCTGCTCTTTCCTGAGCATCTGTTAAGCCCTTCTGAAATTCATCATCGGTAGAATTAATAAGCCTTTCGTAATCATCCACAAATGAAAGGATTGCAGACAATTTTTCACCTCTCTCTTCTCTCTTGGCCTTGATTTCTTTTTCCTCTAAATCCTTTTCAATTAGACTTGTTACACAATGATTAAACCCCTCAAGATCCAACTGTAAAACGAATTCCTTATCACTGACAAATCTGGAATAAGGCGCAATTAATGCCTTTCTCCTATTTAATTCTTTATGATTTTTTTCAGCCTCAACAAGATTAAACAGGAAATTTTTAAAATTAACTTCTGTCATTTCTCTAAAATCATAGCTGGTAATCGGGTCAGCTAAATGATTCACATATTTTGCGACCTCTACAAATCTTTGTTTGCCAATTTGATCCTGTTCTTTGGCCTCTAGCGCTACTGCTTTTAAAAGCTCATACTGAGCCTGAGTCATTTCGCCGCACTCAGTAAGAGTATATTTTCTCTTTAGGTACGCCCCAAAATCCATAAGTTCGGCAAACCTTTCTTGGCCTAAGACTGCCTTTTTTTCGTCCTCTTTTCTCTTTATCTCAGCCTCTTTTTCCACCTCGATTAATTCCAGATACTGGGTTTTCTTTTTCTCAAGATAGGCTGTCCATACCTCCTCTTGCATAGCTCCAAAATTGAGGTCGTTCTGCTCAAGATTAATATACTTCTCAATCTGCTTGGATCTCTTTTTGTTGAGGGCTTCAATCTTCTCTGCCATCTTGATCTTAGTGTAATTTTCGACCTGAAAAAGCTTTTCTTCTAGCCCCTGACCAGCGAAGATTTGGACGTTTTTCAGCCCATCAATATATCGTCCCGCTTTCAAATAGAAATCTTTTTGCTCCTTGTGAATTAATGCAGTTCCTGTTCGAACCTTTACAAGTTTGTTCCTTACTTCTTTTGCCTTCTCTTCCGTCTCAGGCATTCCTAATTTCATCTGAAATACCTTGTTTGCCTCAATCTCTAAATCCTCCATGCGATTAAGCATAGGTAAGAACTGAGCTTTGATTTGTTGGGCCTTAATTTCTTCTATGCCAAATTTTTCGGCATCTACTTTTTCTAGTTCCATTTTTCAAATATTTTATTGATTAACTGATTTTTTTACAAGCTCTCAAGCTCTTCTTTATGCTCTTCGATTTCCTTTTTCAATTGGACTCGAATCATTCCCACTATCATTTCGTCTGGCAAAATGCCTGAAAACCAATAATCGCTTTGATAACCCTTTATATCGGTTCCACAAACTCTAAACTCTATTCTCTTAAAGTTTTTGTGCGAAAGGCTTTCTAGCTTGTTTTCTTTTTCTTCAATAAAAGAAACAAGTCTTCTCGCTCGTTCTAAATTATCTCTTTTCATTTTTCAAATATTTAACTGTTTAACTGATTGAACAAATATATACTTTTTTTGTATATCAATCAAGTTTTTAAAATTATTTCTCCAGCCTCTATTGAATCAATCCCTTTCTTAAATAACTCGACTTCCAAAGCTGTGTTTCTTTTTCTGCTGTCTACATAGAAAAGAAAGTTTCGCAATTCCTTTCTCCAGATTTTATATTTTTTCAAAGCCTGACAATTTTACAATGTACCTGAATTTTTTACCCTCTTTTCCTTCCCATTTTTCGGTAACCAGCTTTCCCTCAAAATTGCAAATGTCACCTTTTCGCAAGCTCTTTGCGCACATATCTCCCAGCTTGTTCCATGCCTCACAATTCACCCATAAAATCACCTCTCCGCTCTCTCCGTTTTCCCTTGTGAATCCCTCTGTGATCCTGACATTAAACTTGGTTAGAGTAGCTTTCTGCAACTCTTTAACTGCCGGCTCCGCTCCGATTATTCCTGAAAATAAAAACTTATTCATCTCGATAGTATTTTTCTATTAACTCCTGTTTCCTTTCCATGAAAATAGCAAAACTTTCCTGCTTCTCATGCTCCTCTGGCAGCATCATCATTATATTTTCCTTTCTCAGTTTATACCTTGGATATGCCTGTTTTCCTAAAACATGAGCGAATTGCCAATGCCACTGTGAATGATTTGGATATAAAAGAGGTTTGCCAGATACTTCAGAAACATGCTCTCGCTCCTCCCATATCTCGGCAAACATCTTTTTAATTTCCGCTTTTTTATTCATCTCCAAAAGGACTTTCAAATTCTGTTGTCTCTTCGCCTGAATAGTCAAAGATTTCTGGGTTGGCAACCTTTGAATTGTAAATAAACTCGTAGCCCTCAGACTCCAGACTATCAACAATTCCAGCAAGCTTTTCCTCAAAACCTCTGCTCTCTGAGCTCAATAGAATTCTAGGCGTGTTGATCGCAACTCTCTGATTGTTGTCAACCGCAAAACTTGCAGTAATTACAACCCCTCGCTTTGCCTCCTCTCCACTGATTGAAATGCCGGTAATTCGAATTTTATCGTGTATAAAATCGACAAACTTTGCCATTGCTTCTTTTTGTAAAATATCAGCCTTAAATGCTGGGCTCATTGCAATATCTCTGGCATTTGTAAAACAAAATACCTGAGCAACCATTGGAACCAAAGCAATTAGGTTCTCTTCCAAATCAGGGTGAGCCTGTTTTGTTGAATCCTGCTTTTGTTTTGACTGATAGGTATCCGCTCCGATCACTTCTTGCAAAGTGTATTCTACTGATAAACCGCCTCCAGAAATAAGCTTGAGTTTATTGAGTTTGAAATTTGTTTTGTTTGGATTTTTCATGTTTCAAATTGTTTTTGGCTATAAATTAATCACTGATAAAATAGTCGAACTCCTTGCTCGCTATGTACTTTGAGTTTCTAATTAACTCGTTCAATTGCTCTTGGCTAAGATCCTCAAGCTCTAAAACCTCATTTTCTTTTATGCACACTGGAGTCCAGGATCTCAGCGAATAGCTAATTTTTTCTTTTGTAGTAAACTCACCAAAATGCTCTTTGAAAATCTGAATATACTCCAGACAAATAATATGCAGGAAGTAATTTATACTAAATTTTGATGCAGGGCTATCAGCTAACTGAATTGATACAATCATATCACTGGATTTGTGCTGTTCTAAAAAGCTCTTAAAAGCCTTGGCATCTCGAAGCTTAAAATTTCCATCCTTATCAATCGATCCTTTGAATGCTTTTATCATTTTAAAATAAGTTTAGATTTTTCATTGAACCTCCGACTAGCGGGTGGTTTTCTTTTATCATCTTGATTCCACAAGCAAGAATACAAACCGCATCGCCTTGATATTTATGGATCTTATTTCTACTAGCCCATCTTTTGGCAAATTCAAAATATTTTTGCTTCCTGTCAGCTTTCTCCATGTCCTTAAATTTTAGACTTAACTGAGTCTGCCAAGTTATTGGAGCAACCTCCACAACTTTAAAGCCCATGAACTCCAGAACAGTTTTCAACTCTCTTGCCTGTCCAAGCATCTTGATTATAGCATATTTCTTGGCATCATTCTCTCCAATAAATGCAGATACTTTTTCCATGAAAACTATGCTGTTTTCTGGCTCATACATGATAAAAAAACGTTTCAGACTTTTTGTGTCTTTCGGCATTTTTACAATTCGAATGCCTGAATTTTTTGCAACCGCTATTGCTCCGCTTTTGCCTACGTCAATCCCAAATACTGTTTCCTTCATTTTTCAATTTTTCAAATAGTTCCAAAATCATTTCCGTACTCTTAATTCTCTCAGCATAATATGCAACTAACTTGACCTCTGGCTCTTCAATTCCTTGAAATAAATTAGGGTTCTTTTTCTTTTCCTTGATTGATTGAGCTAAAATGAAATTAGCCTTTTGCATGTGCTTTTCTGAAATTTCTCTATCCTCTATTTTTCCACACTTAACCATATACTTAGCCGTGAAAACCGGTAGCAACATTGTTAAAACTCCTGTTTCAACATACTCACGAAATTGCTCCTCTAAAGTCCTCTCAAAATCTTTCTGAATTTGATCCTTCTGCTCCTCTGTAGGCGGTATCTCCTCTTTTTCTGAACACTTATAGACCTTGCCCCAAATCCTGCCTTTATGCCTCTTGTATGCAGAAAGTATCTTAGTTATAAACTCAAGCGAAAATAATTGATAGGAATTTTTATCTGGATTCCCGTTTCGATCCTTTGGCAAATATTCGTCAAGATCTCCAATCAAGGCCAATTCAAATGCTGTTCTGATTTCATCAAGAGTAAAACCAGAATAGTATTTTCTCAGAATATCCAAAAACCTGAAAGTCTCTAAATCTGTCACGCCTCTGATTGCATAATCTCTGCAGATCCCTACCGTTAGAATCTTAATTTTAACAGGCAAACCCTCCTCTCCCTCCAAAGAATATTCGGCGATCGTTTTTCTCAGTGATAATCTAGCTATCCTCAATTCTTTTTCACTGACTCCAGACAAAACCGCCCCAAGCTCAAGAAGATTTTTTTTCTCTTCGAGCCTTTTAATTCCAAACTCTTGTCTAATTGCTAGCATTGCTGTCTTTTAAATATTCCAAATATTGTTCCTGTTCACTTGAATTTGATTTGATTTTTAGCTTTCCAGCCTTAAAATCATTTCTTATCCAGGTTCTTGCCGTTGCAATCCAGCCCTCGTTTGTTCTCAAAACCTTTGTGCTTTTCTGTAGACTCCAATCAGCGACTGCATAAAAATAATAATTTATATCTACATTTTTATATTCCTCTGCGACAAATTTTTTATCGAAGATTTCAAATTTAGATACCAGCGAATTTTTAAACATCATTTTTTTCTTTTCTGTCTCTGCAATCTCGGCTCCAAATAAATTGAGTGAAACTGCTTTTTCGCAGTTGATCTCTTTATTATCTTTAGTATTATCTATACTAGTATTATCTATACTAGTATTATTGGGTAAAGAATCTTTACCGCCCCCCAGTAAAGAATCTTTACCGCCCCCCAGTAAAGAAACTTTACCGCCCCCAGTAAAGATATTTGACCCCCGGTAAAGATTCTTTACCGCTACCAAATTAACTCTGTACTTGTTCAAAGTCACGTTGGATCTAGTATCGCTATGTTTTTCAATCAGTCCTTTTTCAGTCAAACCTTCCAAAGCTTTCATGGCCGTTGGTTTTGAAACTCCTAACCAATCCTGCAAATATCTTAGTGATCCAGTGTACCACTGATCCTGAGCCTGAGTAAACCCATAAATAATAGCAAATGTTGACAGCTCATTTCCAGAAAGATTTAACTCGTTACGCATCCAGCCTGAAACTTGGTAATAATTATTATTCTCCATATTTCAAATTTTGTCTAAAACGTGTGTCCATTCTGAATTGTCTGCTCCTCCTACTTTTTCCTCACATCTTAAGCAGTGCTGTATAATGTAAACCTCTGGATAAGAAGCCATATTTGACGTGCTTTCTGTGATACTGCATCCACAACTTGGGCAGAAATGCTCATAAGAAATGCCATGTTCATCAAATTTTAAAAGCTTAATTCTTTTATCGATTCTATTCTTTGTCTGAATAACTCCTAAAATATATTTCTTGGCTTTTCTTGAAACTCTTAAGTCATTATAAAATCTCTCATAAAACCCTTTAAATTTAATCTTCATGGCCTTTTTATTAATGGTTCTATTTGGATCACTCCAATTTTAAGCATTCTTATTTTTCGGTCTTTTTCTTCCAAAACCAATCGCACTAGTTCAGCAGGAGCAGTCCCCTCCTGTCCATGTTTTTCAATCATTAACTCCGATAAGTCAAGCTCATTGACCACATCTTCAAGCATGTTTTCTAGTTCTTTTTTAGTCCAACAACTCATTTTTTTTAAATAAAAAAGCCCTGTCTAGCTTCACGGTATCCACTCCGATTCACTAAGCAAGGCTTGTTAAAATTTCTTGATGCAAACTTAGGTGGATAAATTGCAATACTTAAATATACTCAAAATTTTTAAACCTAAAACTGATTTTAACTTGCAATAAAAGTCATTAAAACGAGCTTTATTTAATTGTTAAAATCAATTCTATAAAACAATCAACGGCCGAAATATGTCCTCTAAATAATAAGGAAAATTTAAACTGCTAAATGCCATCATTTTTCCGTTTACAAATTTCACTCTATAAACGTACCCGTGTTGAGATTTTATCTCGTCTCCCTCATATATCAATCGCCTTGACAAGTCTAGCACTCCAGAACAAAGCCCTACGGTTTCCCCCAATACTTCGTAAGCGGTGAAATTCTCTCCCTCTATTTCCTGAGCAATAAATACCGATTCTTTGGACTGTAACAAGCTTCCAAAGATGTATCCTTCATTATGTGAGATTTTTCCTCTGTAGATCCTTGTCTGTAATTCCAATTCCTATGTGGTTTTTAATGATTTCTAAATTTTCCCTTGAATGATTCGGCACCAAACTGACAACTGGAAAACGTTTTTTGCTATTCGGTTTGTTTGATTTATGCATTGTGATATTCAAATCGAAAATAATTCCTCTAATAAATCCACGCTGTTCAGTAACCGCATCAAAAACAGCAATAATCTCTGGAATTGTGCTCTTATCTCCACTGGTGCTGAACTCCCAATGCCCAATAATACCACCAATTTTAGGCAATAAAAATCTTAAGGTTAATCTAGATCTCCATTCCGTTTTATGCTTAGCCACTAACCTGTCAAGCATCTGTGGGTGATCCTCGACTGAATAGTCTTTGTATTGCTCGCTCTCTGGGTCATAAACCTTAAAATTAAGGCCGTCACCATGAGCTACCAAAGCCCCTGCATTATCTCTTAATTCTAGCCTTTCATTGCAAACCAGCTCTGGCCTATCTTCCATAAATATCACTTGCAGGGTACTTGGTTTATCTGGATAAGCTTCTTTAAAATAACCCTCATACTTTCCTGTTGCCAGAAAATAATCCAGCGCCATAGGGTAGCCTTTCTCTGACTTCTTGCCACACTTGATTTTGCCAATTAAAGGAAACTGCAACCTAGGATCTTGAGGCGGTCTTTTTATCCTTCCGTCTTTCATATTAGCCCCCTTTTTAGAAGTTCAAAATAACATTCAGCACAACCTTCCGTGTCTGAAATCGCCTGGTGCGCTCCTTCTAATTCCTTGTCAAAAAGTATCCTGTACAATTCCTCAAGTTTTGGATATTTAAAGCCGTTCCCTCCCTTTGGAAACGGCAATCGGCAATAATCGATTGTGCTTTTCATTGTACAGAACTTCTGCTTTCTTGGTAGAATCAATCCTGCCATTTCAAGCTCAGATCCTAAAACCTTACTGTCGAAATCCATGTTATGCGCTACTATTAAATCAGCCTCCTTGTGATGAAATTTAAAGAAGTTTAGCGCATCTATTATTGGAACCCCTTCTGCCTCGCTTTGCTCATTAGTAAAGCCGTTGTCTGTCCAAAATTTAGACCTTTTTTCTGATTCCGCCTGAGTATATCCTAGCTCAAGCCAATAATCCAAGTCAGGTATTTTCCACCCATCGGGCTTAATAAGAAACTCTTTGCTCTTTATTTTCTGGACTCCGACAGTTTCACTCTCCAGATAAACCGAAACAGCTAGCTGAATAATCCTAGGCTGTACCACAATACCAGCTTCGTTTTTCTTTGAAAAGCCCGTGGTTTCAGTGTCAAAAAAAACAATCCTACGCATCTCGCCCTCCCTTCTGCATTTTCACCAACTCCGAAAGGTTGATGTTTACGAAATTGCTATCTAAGCATCCATTTGCGAGGTTTATCTCTCCAGAGCACACCAATACACTGCTTTTTTTATTTCTCCTGTCTATGGCTATCAATCCCAACAAATGAGGCATTTTATCCACCACGTTCTTGTGAGATTGTTCCGTGAAATTATAACTAGGCACTGATCCTCTCCATGCCTTCGGTGACCAATTAAAGGTTTTTTCAATACAGACATCTGGATAATGCTTGTTCCAAATCAACTTGTAAGCCTCCAATTGAAATATATGTGAGTCATAAAAGCCTTTTCTCCCACTCTTAAAATCAACTAGAGCATTGATTTCAATTTCTCTCTTGCCCTCCTTTGGAAGTCCTTTGTTTGCTCCAGATTTGTAAACCTCTCCAAAAAAGCCCTTTTCCTCAACCGTAATTTTACATGGTAAATCCAAAGCTCCCGCCAGTCCTGTCTCTTCGTCTGCTAGGACAATCTCAATCGCCAACGGCTTCACTTTGTAATCAATACACCACTGGGCAAAAGCAAGCAGATCCTTCTTTAACTCCTCTTCGTGGTAAATAAACTTTTCCGGCAATTGGTTTTCCTCAATATACTGCTTGAGCTTTCCTCTTAAACCGTCAAGATTGTAAACACCTTTCTGTATTAAAAGAGTCGAACATTCAATGTGCATAAAAGTGCCGTAATCCGCCCTTTCATTCTTGTAAAGCTCCGCCTCTTCCAGACCCATTTCGGCAATCCACTTAATCAAGTGCGGACTGGTAGGCAATACTCTGCCTAGTGCCGTTGTTACCGACTCATAAAAGAACGGCTCCCCCGCTTCATCAAATGTGTAATAAACCCTTTCACTTGTTCCCCCTACTCGGTAAACAATTCTTGGCTGGATCTTCAATGCATCCTCGTTGAAGAAAAGGGCTTTTAACTCTTCGACTGTTATGCCGTTTTCCAATTCGAAATATTTTTCTAACTCATTCATGTTTTCCTATTTTATTTTTGTCCAAATAAATAATTTGCGTCGACTACTAACCTGTTACATAGTATTTCTATGTGGTCAATTTTTACACTTTTTGTCTCTCCAGAACATAACCGCATAATGTTCATTCTTTGAGTCTTAATATTTGACTCTGGCCACAACTCCCTACCTAGATCAATCATTTTAAGATTCGTCTTATAAGTGATATTGTGCTCTTCAATAGCTTCTTTAATCTGTAACATTTTTGTTTGAATTTAAGTGAATAAAAAAGGGGGTATTTCCCCCTTAGTAATTTCTTGGATTGTAATAATCTTCTTTTTCCATCTCCAGACCTTGAACGCCTCCGCAATTTTTGCACTTTCCTAGGGCTTCTCCATTGTCTCCGTAATCAAAAAGATCTTCAATTGTGGATCCGCAATTTGAACAGTTGCCGGTTCCTCTAAAATACAGACCTGAAAAAGCAACCTCTAATCCTTTTGTCCATCTAGAAAATATTTTAAGGCAAACAGCACCGACTGTCCAGCCCTCGGCTTCAATTATTTCTTTTAATGGTCTAAGCCAAAACTCTTGGTCTATCTCAATCCCTTCTTTTTTAAAGATCTCCTCAAACCTGTTTTCAATTCTTAATGCCAAGCCCTTCCAGCTTGATCTTGGAAAAAACTGTAACAATTCTTTCCACTCCTTTGAGTTTCTGTCAATTTCGATTCCGTTGTAAATTTGCATTTTTTGATTATTTAGATTAACTGATTGAACAAATATATACTTTTTATGTACACGCAACAAATAATATGTAGATATGATTTGGCCCTTTTTAAACCGTCTCTGGGCTGTGATCCTTTTTGGCTACACAAATACTCCAGACATAAAAAAAAGGCTAGGGTAATCACTCCCTAGCCTATCAGTCAATCAATGCCCCTGTAGGTGGGGCAAAGATCAAATGTATTAAACTTTTTTCAACAAACTGACCCTGTTCATCAGCTTTCCGGCTATTTCCTGAATTTCTCTGCCTCTCGCAGGTTCAGCATCTCTCCCGACTGCGGTAACTCCACTAACCAGTTTCCAAAGGCTGGGCTCTCCAGATACTCCGTTCTCAGTCTTTCCATCCATCAAAACTTTGCCTACTTGTTCCACTTCGGTTTTGATAAGCCCTGTCTTTGCAAGTAGTTTTATTTCCTTGTCCATGTCCACTTCCATATAGCTTGCATCTTGGATCAACTCCATCTCTTTTCGGATCATTTCGGCCTTAAAAATTTGACCTGTCAGATCCTTCAAAAGAGAAGCTTGAAGATTCGTGTCATGCCGATAAGTTTCCTCTGACAGTCTTAAATTATCAGGCAATTTCGCCCCTAAATGTATTGTCCTCAAAACTGACTCCCTTACCATTCCGTTTAGGCAGACTCCCTGCATTGTAAAAGTTCTCAACTCTAAAGCGCCATCTCCGTAATCCGAGGTCGCTAATCGAGCCCCATAGCTCATAACAACCTGCCCATTTCTTGGCGTGTCAAACACTAACGGTTGAGGCATGAGCATCTCTAGAAAGAACTTTGTGTCTGTCATTAAACCATCTGCCATAACAGAGCCATGCTCATAGCCTGCTTTTACAAAATCCTGTACCAACTTCTCACTATGTAATCTCCTGTACTGATCTGAAAGGAACCCACGAACCTCTCCACCTACTGAGCGAACTAGCACCCTACTTCTTTTGGTATATCCTATATGCTCATTTAAGATATTGGCACAAAGATCCCGTTCCCACTGTCCGCCCCTTGCCAACTGCTCCAGATACTTAGCCGGCACATTCATTTTTTCTCCTAACTGTCGAACGGCATTTGAATGAATTGAATACTCTTGCGACTCTCCTGCAATGTCGATTTCCATTTTCACCTTTCCATTTGCCGTGAAATTAATAACTGCATTTCTCCGGTCATTATTTGTGCCTACTGGAGTGATGAAATCCTTTGACATCTTGCCTTCTGCTACCAATCTTTGAAAGGCCATTTCTGCATTAGGCTGGTGACTTTTAATACGTCTCTCAAGATTTGCGATTGTTACTTCTGTGAATGTGTTCATGATTTTTTTGATTGTTTATGATTAACTGATTTTGAATGATTTACTATAAGTAAGAAAGAAGCTGATTAATCTGGTTTTTAGCAGAAATACCGCCTTCTGCGTGTCTCTTATGTGAAAAGGGAAAGTGCATGTTATACTCCCCGTTCACAAAAACTATCGTTTCCGAAGTTTTTACCGTTGTGCCAATCTTCCAAGGTGCAGCGCCTGATCCTGCTTGAACCTTTGTGCTTGACACTGTGGTGACAATCTCTATTTTTTTTCCTTTTGACTCGATTGAGGTTTTCATCTTGATTTTTGTTTTTGATTAACTGATTAACTGATTTTTTATTTTTTTTTATTAAAAGTGGTTTCTGCAAGAAAAGGGTGAAGAACTATGTTTGTTCTGTCCCCATCTAATCCATAACTGACAACGAAAACCGAGTTTTTTTCGTAAATCGTTTCGCAAAAAACGGTGTATTTTACCATTTTAGATCCCTGTGGAGTCTCGTATCTGCTGATGCTTTTTACTGTATAATTTATCAGGTTTTCCATTCTTCTGCCTATGGCTAGAATGTTGGTAGGATTGGAGGCATAAACTAGATCCTGCATTGCGATAGTGTTTTGATCGGTCATGATTTTTTTTGATTTGATTAACTGATTGAACAAATATATACTGCTCATGTATATAATAAAAGCATTTGTCTACTTTTTTTTATAATAAAAAAAAGGGCTATTCGCCCCCTGTAAATTTTTGCCAAGACTTTCCGACTTTTTCCATCTGAGCAATAAACAGCTCTTTTGGTATTTCCCTAATTACAGGATGCCCCTTTAAGAATGTCTCGGTTTTATACAAACTAACCTCGGCCTTGTGCCCACATATCCAAGGAGCTAAAACCTCTTCGCCCTTGATACTTACAATCCACTCATAGCTGTTCGGGTTGTTTCGGATTCCATAAAATCCATCTTTTAAATTTTCCATTGTTTTTTTTGATTATGTGATTGACTGATTAAAATGCGTAGAAACGAACGGTTAAGCCTCTTCTCAATTTACAAACCGTTACGTCTTTTCCCTCGGTAAAAGCTCTTTCGATCAGTTTCTCTGAAAGATCCTGACCCACTAGAGAAACAAGCCCACGAACCCCTACAAGCTTGCTCATTGTTCGGCCATTAAAGTTCTTTCCGTTTACTTTGATTTTAAAATTCGAATTGATTTCGCTAATTGCTCTCATGTCGATTTCTGATTTGATTAACTGATAAAGGAGCTCAAACGAGCCCCCGATTTTTATTAAAAAGGGAGCTCTTCAACTCCCAGCTCCTCTTCCTCATAATATCCCCTTTTGTTTAACTCCTCATTTAAGCTGTCAAAAAATGGCTCATAATTCCGATGAATAATATGTCCCAACTCCCCACTTCCATCCATATTTAAATCCATTTCTAAGCATAGATTCAAATTCTCTAATTTGGCAACCAACTCCACTGTCGTGTAATTCTGTAAATTTTCCATTTTTTCGATCTTTTTGATTAACTGATTGAACAAATATATACTTTAAAAGTATCTAAAAAAAGTAATTGTATATATTTTTTTTGTAGATAGTTAATTTAAAAGAATCTCTCGACAGATCGGTTATCTATTCAATCATAGACAAACCCTTAACCTATTCCATTGCTGTTGCTTAGGCTTCTAAAAATCCTGAATCCGACATACGCAACAATGCCTAATCCAAAGAGCCACAATCCTGTTCGCACAAACTTCCAAGCTCTTTGAAAAAGGTTTTCTCTCTCTCTAATTACAACCCTTTCAAATTCTTTTGTTAAAATCTCTCGCTCCTCAATCATAAAGGCAATCATTCTTTCCTGCTGATCGCAAACCGCCATCAAATTTCCCAAACTGTCAATTAAGATTCCAACCCTCATTTTAGTCTGCGGATCTTCACGGATCAAAGTTCTCTCAATAATTTTGGGATCGATTCCTGAGCGGATCATTTTTGCCAAACTGTCAATATTGATCTTAAAGCTCTCTCCAGAACTTGCTGGAACTAGCACCTCTTTTTCAACGGTTCTAAAAATAACACTATCTCGAACTATTCTTTCGCTCTGCAAAACTTTTGGGGCACTACAGCCCGATACCAAAACTGCCAGTATTATTATCTTGAAGTAATCCATCTGAATGCTTTTAAAGTTTGTTCAATCCTATCGTCTAGCCCATTCCTTCCACCATTAACGAGAATACTAACCCTTTCTATTGTCTGCTCTTTCATATCAACACAAGCTCTAAAAATGTTGTTTTCATCAAAAAAAAACTTGGCACTTTCCAAAGCAAATTCCTGGGCAACCAAATCTGGACTAACCAATATCAAAGGGTTTCCAATTCTTTGCGAAAAAGCCGAATAATTATTTCTGCCTGTCAACTGAATAACTCCTCTGCCTCGAAATCTGTAACCATCTCCAGACTGTGTTGATCCGTTGCCCATTCTGTTCGCATACACTACGTTTGCAATTGCTTCCGGCTTCCTAGCATATTCACTCGCCAAAAATTTCAAATTAGCTTTTCCCAGACTTCTGTCAAGATCCTTTCTTTCCTTGCTCGTGAAATACTTTCCGAATATTTTTAAAAGCCCATCCTGACTATAATTTAGGTTTTCCTCGACAACTGAAAAGCCTCCACTCTCATGCCAACACTGGCCAATAAAGTGAGAACCTGCGACTGGGTTAAGCTTTAAAAAACTAACCATCGCTTTAGCAGATTTTGGCCCGAAATTTCCATCTGGAACAACTCCTATTTTTGATTGTATTCTTTTTATCGACTCCATTTTATTTCTAATCTAGGTTATTGTTTTCATTGTCTTTGTTTTTCTTAAAAAATCTATTTAAAAACTTCTTTGGGTTTACAAAATTGTCGATCATTTCAAATTGCCCCTTTGTAATAAACTCAAGGTCTCTCGCATTCTCTAGACTTGAGTAAATAATAGACAAGCAAAAAACCACAAATAGCCCTTCAATAAATACTTTTTGAATAATTATAGGCGACACTAGGTGCAAATTATACGTAATTCCAATAAACCAAGTCATTACAATAAACCGAATTGCTGACCTGTTTAGCTTTGCCCATCTGATCGGCTCCCCTTTATTTATAATTGAATTTGCTAATCCTAAAATAAAATCCCCAACTGAAATTATTGCCAGCAACCAGATCCCTGCGCTTGGCGAATAAATGTACTTGCTTATCCCAACATCCAACTCTATGAATATTGAAGCGATAGACGCAAAGCTAAACGCATAAATGTGAATCATGCCCATTTTCACCTTAAGAGCAAAAACTGCTTTGATTAAATCCAAGAATGATTCGTAACCTATTACTTTAAACATTTTATGTCTTAGCTGCTTCGGTGAAGAAAGTGTCTGTTTGGTCCACATTGAAGAAAGATAAGGTATATGCCTTGTTATTTCCTCGCTTCAGATTAATGTTTACTATTCCTATTTCGTTTTGCATTATTTCACCTGCTTGGCTATCTCCTGAAGGACTTGGCCTTTGAGTAGGTCGGTAGCTGATTCGTTGGACTTAATGGATTCTTTGAACTCTTCCAAAT